CATCAAATTGGTAGGTTACATTGCCGTCCTTGTCTGTTATTGGTATGACCCCCGCGGCCCTCTCTGTTGCGGAGTACATCGGCAGCAACATTTGTTGCAGAACCTGTGGATCGAGTTTTTGGGTAGTTACCGAGTCTCCCCCACTACCACCTTTTTTACCTTTAAATGTAAGAAACTCCAAAGACGGCATCAGTGTAAATATCGACCTTTTCAACATGCTCATACTATTTCCTTTTCGTAAATTGTGTACACTTTTTCATACTGCCACCGTTGTTTGAGCATTCTGCCCATTGAGTCCCTTACAGCGCAGTGCATCGCGGTGCCACCGTTAGCCTTAACCCAATTTTCCAACTCAGCGTACAAATAGTCTGGCAGAGAATCAGCACCGGCCCACGCTGTCACGAAGAATATCCGTTTTCCAGGTGTCATGTTCCACTCTCCGACAAGAACTCCAACGATCTTCATGGATGGCTCGACGATGACTAACGTGGTCGATAACCCTTTAATCAATTCTACTTTCGACTGCTCAGTGGTGCATTCGCCGTTACAATATTTCTCCAACGAAGCTAATAACGGCTCGATCTGATCCCACGCTCGATGAATCTGCTCAACCGGTAGACGCATTAGCTGCAATGTCATACGGCACTCGCTCCGATCACACCGGCATTGCTTACCGTGATCTGATATCGCGTTCCGTTGGGGGATTTGAGTATGAGCCTACCATCGCCAATCTCCACATCTCTGTTCTTCTTGTGATTGAGATTATCAGCTTGCTCGATCACTAAATTACGCTGTGCTTCGTTGGTCACAGCGTATTCGTTGGGGGGTGATGGGAGTCTCATCGACCACCTCTCGGCTGAACCCCAAGTTGCATTACACCGACACGCCAATCCGCAGATCGGGATGACTCGATTCGCATCTTCACTTGTCGTCCAGTGAACCGCAACGATGTTGGGTTAGCCATCGTAAAAGGACCATATTCCCGTTCTGTGTCCGTTGGATGGAACCGCGTTTTGAACTTGGCTTGTACGTCTCCCAGGGTCTTCTCATCCGGTACCATGCCGGTAACGGACATCACTGAACTGCCGAGAGGAATTGGCCCCGACTCAGCAAAAGGGGTTGCTGAGTCGTAGTCAAATCCGACTTCATGCTCGTAGATTTTGCCGTTGGTTGAGGCGAACATCGGGAACCGAAAGATGCCTGCATCGACTCCGGCAGTACGATCAATTTCACCAACAGCCCAGTGGTTCTCTTTATAATTCCAGGTAACGTAACTATCACATTCTGTGGAAGTCGCTGATGGGTAGAACCACCATATTTCATTAAATTTAGAGTTGACCGTTGCGCTGACTTTTGAAATCTGTGAGGGGTTCAGATTATTAAAAACGTAATCCGAAACATCAGAATCGAGTGGTTTAGCGTAACCATCATAAATGTAAAATGACCGGTTGCTCATCCAGACTGCGAAGGTATCTACGCCCACCAGTGATTTAGCAGCAACTAGTCCACAATGCGATCCGATCTTATCGAATCCATAAACAAAAGGCGGTCCTTGATACGTTGCAGTGTGGGCATCGATATCGGTCAAAATTAACACCTGACCTTTGACCCTAACGCCGCCAACTATTCTACCTTCGGTAGTGAGTTCAAAATCACCCGCCTGATTCGTCGCAGCAGCAGTCCATGTTGTGTTGTCTTCTTGATCACTCCATTTCACGCTACGCCCATTCCCGCCTGCGCCAAGCGCCATTAGAAATCGTTCATGCGTGACGACTGCGGCTCGACACGAAGTCGGAGCATTGGTAATCACTGCTGCGGGTGTCGAGGAACCCAGTTGCCATTCGTACAACTTACCGTCATCTGGCGAATTAGCAATCAGATACTCTCCCCACATATCCAATGACCAAGTGGTCGCCGGAAGGTAGGTGCCGTTATCGGGTCGCTCGATGCCGTAACCAGAACTGCCATAGGTCTGTTGCCCATAGCCAATTGCCAGAGTCGCATCTTCTCGGCCAGAGGTGAATGAGGTTGGCGTAATATCGTACTTCACACCCGCCTCGTTGATCGAATACAGCTTGCTGAATGATGCTGTAGCAATCCGACGATTGCTGGAATTATCAGTCCAGGTAATCATCGAGCGGATCTTACCGGTCATTGCCGTTGTCGATTTAACCCGCCAACCACCGACGGGGCGCATGGTGTCATCGACCCATCTAACTAAGTTGCTATCGAGCCAACGCCCAGCAGATTGAAACTCCGTTCCATTCTTATAAAGTCCTGGTGGAATCTTCAACGCAAGCATATTTGCTACTCCGGTTTCTCAGGATACACTGGGTTGAAAACGTCTGTCGTATTAGCTGGTAAATCTCGTAAGTCTTGGCGGTATGTCGACATATCAGCAGTCATGGTTACATCGGATAAGGCGTAGAAGTCTGTTTCGTACAATCTAAAATTACGCTCTGAACGCAACCTTGTCATAGCCTGTGCGGATACCTCATCTAACTCAGCTTGAGTCAGAGGGACAGCACTGTATTCATGTCTCGATTCAGTCGCAGTGAATACATAATTTAATTCTTTCTTCTGTGTGTTGCCATCAATCTCCACATCCGATATTACCTGTTCCAACCACTTGCCTTTGTTCGCGGATAAGGTTGGTGGTGTGTCGATGAAGTTCTTTGTTTTGATAATTTGATCTGATAATACTAAATCATGATGCATTTTTGTTCTCCAGATATAGATACTCGTCTTTGATAAGTTCTTTGATTCCAATTCGCGCCAACACATCTTTATGAGCATCGTGGAACGTGTCAACCATTCGGTCTAGGAAAGCGTATAGTCGATTGACGGTTGGAAAGTTTCCCTCCGCAATCATCGCGTCTTCTTCTGCCGCATAGTCTTGTATAATCTTCTGTGCGGTTTGAATGTGAATACCGTATTGCTCCATATATTCCATATTTCCCAAACCAATTCGACCTGTGTTCACAACATCACGATGCGCTTGGCGAAATGCTTGGCGAATGTGGTGCTTAATCTCATCTTCTTCAGCATCACGTTCATCCCAGTTCTCAGGGATATTATGTGCGAGTCTGATTTCCTCATAAGCCTCTTGAAACACAGCAATCTCTTTAAATGCCGCATCAATATAATCTTTGGATCGTTGCATTCCATGTTCTTTTTCATCGGCTCGAATCATGGACATTTCATCACCCAATTCTCGCCAGTGACTAATCCGCACTTGGTCTTTCTTCATACGCCAGAATGATTCGTCTAATGCTTTACGTTTCTTCTCAATCTCAGCTAGACACTGACGCAATCTCCGATATGGAGCGTCAGTCATCATAGTCAGCGTCATTAGCTGATTAGTCGTTTGCGTGTTGCTACGACCCGCAGTATGATTTGCTCTGTCAACCTCAATCATTCGTTCAGAGATTTTAGCTAACTGCTTTTCTCCAATGGTCGCAAGACCACCAGCGGAGCGGGCTAACTGTACTGATTTGTGTTCTTTTATATTTGTTACTTCGTTACTCATAGCTATTAATTTCCTGAACAACCAGCCAGCGCTTGTCTACCGACCCCTGAGATTGTAGTTGCATTGGGGAATACGGACAAGTTACCAAAATCTGTAGCGTTTCCTGTTGATGCTATGGTGATATAATCTATGACATCAGTACGAAGAGATGTTGACCCCACTATGCCGCCAGCGAAAACGCCCCTCAACCAATCTGAACAAGCACCTAGTCTTTGCCTGCCCGACGTTAAGTTACCAAAATCCGTAGCATCCCCCGTAGACGCTATGGTAATGTAGGATATTTGGTCCCAAGCACCATACAAAGATGATCCACCAAAAACACCCCGCGTACTATCTGCACACGCTGCCAGCATCTTAAATTGATCCAATTGATCACCAAACCTTGTGGCATTTCCTGCTGATGCTATGGTGATGTAGTCTATTTGCTTTTGATGAGCGCCGTTGTACCCGCTAGTAAACACTCCCCTCGTTGCGTTTGAGCAAGCGGCTAGCTGATACATTGTAAGCGTTAAATCACCAAAATCTGTCGCGTTTGCTGCTGATGCTATGGTGATATAATCTAGGGTATCTACCCTTGAACCTCCAGCATTATTCCCGCCACCAAAAACACCCCTCGATGCGTCTGAACACGCGGCAAAATCGTATCTAGCGACCGTTAAATCACCAAAGTCTGTGGCATTTCCTGCTGATGCTATGGTGAAATAGTCTATGACATCAGAAACAACGGTACTCCCCGAAGAATTATAACCGCCACCAAACACACCCTTCCCTCCATCTGAACAAGCGGCTAGATAGCTCCTAGCGACCGTTAAATCACCAAATAATGTAGCGTTTCCAGTGGTAGCAATAGTAATGTAGTCTGCCCCAGCATCAACGATAGCGCTAGATGTCCAGTAGCTACCCCCACCGAACAGCCCCCTCCCTCCGTACCCTACTAAGGGGAGTGAACTCTTCCCGCCACCAAAACCCGTCAAACTATTAACTTTAAGCATGATTAATCGTCCGTTGCTGAGTCAGTTGTGTAGAAGAGCGATATGCCATGAAGTCTAGCGTCTATTGACATCGTGTCACCTGAGTCACTAACATCTCTGAATATCTGAAAAACAACCCAATCCGATTTGGCTGGTGTGTTAGATAGCGTTATTGCTGTGGAATCTCCAGATAGATAAATATCGTCTGTTGTCCCGCCCGTGTCGGTAGTTACAACCGCTGTTCCAAACGCTGTGTCGATACCGTCATCATTAACTAAAGCCACTGCTTGGATTCCCCAAGCTACACCAAAGTTGGTAGAGGTTGCCGCATGACTCCAAGTGAAAGCCGCTGTCAGAGTTGATGCGTTCCAACCCTTGGGCATTCGCACTGAGAACTGGATATATTCATCAGACGCGGTATCAAAATCCATTGTCTCGATCATGATCTTGTTTGTCGAGGTTTCAGCCGACCCGCTCTCGGCACCAGAAGTTTCTCTAGCCGTCATCCCAGCCGCTGGGATATAGATCGTCTGGTCGCCTAAAATCGCGGTAACACCGTCAAGGGTATTAAGTTCAGTAGCTGTAGAAGTAACACCGTCTAGGATGTTTAGTTCAGCCGCAGTAGATGTAACTCCATCAAGGATATTTAACTCTGCCGCAGTAGATGTAACTCCATCAAGGATATTTAACTCTGCCGCAGTAGATGTAACTCCATCAAGGATGTTTAACTCTGCCGCAGTAGATGTTACCCCATCTAGTATATTAAGTTCAGCCGCTGTAGATGTTACCCCATCTAGTATATTAAGTTCAGCCGCTGTAGATGTTAACCCCAAGTTAGTGAGCGCCGTTACCGCACTCGACAGGTCTGATAAATTGTTTGTCTTAACGACCAGCGTTGCCAAATCTGTATCGAGATCATCCCAATTAGTGTTGAGCTTAGTACCCCAAGTGTCGGAACTGGCTCCAACTTCAGGTTTTGTAAATGCGTAATTAGTCGTTGTTGTATCTGCCATTTTATTTACCTATAAGGTGATTCTAGTTCTGTCCAAACAACCGGCGTATCGACTTCGTTTTCCCAAGCGCCGCCAGTTGATGATGTGATGTCTTGCCACTTGTGTCTACCTGACGCTGTGAACGTCGCTGATGGAATAGCTGTACCGTCTACATTTCTGATGCGTAAATAATTAACTGCCGCAAGTGATGCTATCGCAGCCGCAGTTCCGTCACCATTAACCACCACATCGCTGTCTGC